CATTCTATCAAGATACAAGCCCCAGCCTCAGTCACAGCTGACACGACATTCACTCTGCCGGACGGTGACGGCACAGCTAATCAGGTGCTAACGACTAACGGCTCTGGCGTACTTAGCTGGGGCGACGCTGTTCTATCGTTTAATGTGTTTGAGTACACTGCCACAGCCTCACAGACAACATTCTCTGGCGCAGACGACAACGCCGCTACACTGGCTTACACAGCAGGTAGCATTATGGTGTTCCTGAACGGTGTACAGCTTGACCCATCGGATTACACTGCGACTAACGGCACAAGCATTGTGCTGACCTCTGGCGCGGCTTTAAACGATGAGTTGAACGTATTTGCTTTTGGCGCGTTTAACGTGGCTGACACGGTAGCGGCATCAACTGGTGGAACGTTTAGCGGCAACATTACAGCGACTAAGTTTCTTACCACGACAAACAAGGTGGAAACTGCTATCTTTAGAGTTAATGCACAGACATTAACGGCTGACACGACTATTGACGCTGATGAGAACGCATCTGCGGCTGGCACGATAACGATTGACACTGGTGTTACTTTAACGGTGACTAGCGGTGGGAACTTGGTGATACTATGAGTACATTAAAAGCAGATACAATCCAGAACACATCGGGCGGTGCAGTCACGCTGACTAATCAGAGTGCGGCGAAGGCGTGGATGCAACTTAATGGTACTGGAACTATTGCAATACAGGGTTCTTTTAATACAAGTTCAGCAACCGATAACACGACTGGTGACTATCAACAAAATTATACCAATGCGCTGAGTAATGACAACTATTCTGGAACAGCAACATCGAGACGTGCAACCAGCTTTAAAAACTACGGAAACACAACCCTGTTACCAACATCAGCATCATCAACACAAGTTTGTGTGGGTGTTGAAGATACATTTAGCGGTGAGACGCCAGTTGATGCGGAGTGGGTGCATACAGCAATTCACGGAGACCTAGCATGAGTACCATTCTTGTAGACAATCTCACAGGCAAGACCTCTGCTGGCTATATTACGGTGACGAGCGATGGCGGTGCGGCTACGCAGTCCTTACAACAGGGGCTGGCGAAGTCTTGGTTTAATTATGACAATAGAGGTACGGCAACTTTGCTAGATTCTCATAATATTTCCAGTATGACCGACAATGCGGCGGCAGATATGACCTCGACTGTAACAAGCGCATTTGCTGACATAAACAGAGGACACGCAACTTGCGCTGGTGTTGTTTCTTCAGACGGAAACTACCCTCTTAATATGGGGTTAAGAAATCAATCTGCTTTGTCCAATGTAGTTACAACCACTACTGCCAGATATACTTGCCTTAGTCATAATGGTGTAGCAAATGATGGCGACAGTAATTCAGCAAATTGTCACGGAGACTTAGCATAATGGCTGGAACAATAGTAGCGGATACACTGACCCACTCAACCGCAGGGTCAATCGCCACGAACTATGTTGTTGAGGGTAGTGCGAAGGCGTGGGCTAGTTGGAACTCCACAACAACCGTGCAAGATAGCCTTAATATCTCATCGTTGAGTGATAGTGGCTCAGGGGTAACGGTTCATAATTTTTCATCGTCATTTTCTAATGCGTTATTTTCAACTAGTGGTTCACACGATAGACTTGGTGGCAACATAAATTCTTTTTTGGTTAATGCGTTTGCAACGACTTCTGTGACAACTAGTACATATACAAACGCTGGTGCTATTGACGCTTCTGTACTAGCATCATCCAATGTTCACGGAGACCTCGCATAATGCAGACACCTGATTTCAAAGGCACTCACCTGTTTGACCGACTGTGCTGGGCTAAAGAAAACCTAGACGGTGTGCAGTCTGACTACCGTGTTGTCTATGAGGACAGCGTGGACGAGTGCGCCAAGATACTTGTTGCAGACCCAAATTGGATGGCGTGTGCGCTTGCCGGAGGGGTGTTGCCTCCGGTATGGGTGTATTGGGAACTTGCAAAAGACGAAGCACAACCTGATTTCAAGAAGCATACTCGCGGCTATTTACTGCATGAGACTGAGCCAATGCCAGCGATGACAGAAGAAGAAGCGATTGAGTATTTGATTATGAAGGACATCCCTCAGTCTGTGTGGCAGAACTGGGATGAGGGCAACCGCCCGAAGATGGTCATCTGCAAGAAAGAGCAACTGCCATCTACAAGAACGTGGCGCAATGCGTGGCGTATTTCTGATGAACTTAACTTAGCGGCTTAGGAGTATATTATGGCTGTAACAACTTACATCGTGGACAAGGACGGTAATCAGATTGACGCTTCAACTGCAACCGTTCCAGCAAATCGTGACTTTCGCGGAGCGTGGACACTGTCCGGCAACGTGATTAGCGAAGACCTGACCAAGGCAAAAGAACTTTTCAAGGACAAGGTGCGTGAGGTTCGTAAGCCGTTGCTTGATGCAAAGGACGTAGAACTGATGAAGGCACTGGAAGCTGGCTCAGACACCTCTGCCATTGCGTCTGCTAAACAGGCACTGCGTGATGCACCAGCCGCCTCTGCTATTGATGCGGCTACTGATATGGCTGGCTTAAAGGCCGCTTGGGATGCAAGCCTTTTGGGTGACAGCCCTTACTAATAGGAGTGATTCATGTCACGAGCAAGAGACATAGCCGATGGTGGCAACCCTCCAAGCGTTCAAGTATTCACATCAAGCGGCACTTGGACAAAACCATCTGGTTGTAAAACCATTAAGGTCACTGTCGTTGGCGGTGGAGGCGGTGGTGGTGGTGCTGATGGCACTGACACTTCAAACAACCTAGCCGCTGGAGGCGGTGGCGGAGGTGGAGGTTCTATTGAATACATAGACGTTACTGCTGTTAGTTCTGTTGCTGTAACTTGTGGTGCTGGTGGTTCGGCTGGCACAACTGGTGCTGGCGGTTCGGGTGGCACAAGTAGTTTTGGTGCTTACTGTTCTGCTACTGGTGGAACAGGTGGAGCAGGAATACAGTCTGGCGGCAATGGCTTTGTTCAAGGGGGTTCGGGGGGTATAGGCTCTGGTGGTGACCTTAATGTTAGAGGAAATGACGGTCAAATTGCTGATTTGATTAATGGTGGATTGCCAGCGTCAGGTGGCGGTGGCAGTTCTATACTAAGTGGTGGCGGTAATGGTAGGCATCAATCTGGTGGTGGTGCGCTTAATGGTGGCAATGGTACTGCTGGAAGTGGTGGTGGCGGTGGTTTCTGCCGCGACAACAGCGGTGTTGGCAATGGTGGTGCTGGCGGGTCTGGAACAGTACTGGTTGAGGAGTATTACTAATGGCTAACGCATTAATATTAAATAATAAGGTTGTGGATGTAGCGAATGTTCAGTTTGAGGTAGCACCAGAAATGACTTGGGTTGATTGTTCAGCGGATGTTCAAATTGGTTGGGGTTATGATGGTTCAACCTTTACAGACCCAAATGTTAAGACATCAGAAGAACTGCTAGATGAGTTACGTTATGAACGTAATCAGATGCTTGAGGCAACAGACTACCTTGCACTGTCGGACAACACGCTGACTGTTGAGATGGCTACATACCGTCAAGCATTGCGTGACATAACTGACACATACACATCATTAGATGATGTCGTCTGGCCTACTAAGCCAGAATAAGGAGTAGACAATGGAAATGGGCAATCTTCTTGACGTTCTTATATTTATTATAATCGGTGGTGTAAGCTGGTATATTAACCAGCTCACTGGCAGAATTAACCGCCTTGAGGAACGCATAAATTCCACCAGAGAAACCTTCATACACAAAGATGAGATGTCTGTGATGATGGGACGCATCGAGGACAGGTTTGCTAGGTTAGAAGATTTGCTCCACAGGTTAATGGAGAAATGATTTACCACGCCCTTTGTTGCGGCATTGGGCAATGAAACATGTATTCCTATTGCTGGTCTATATTGGTGCAGGTGATGACCGCTACTTAGCTTCGGGCGACATGTTCTTTGCCAGCATTGACCGTTGTAACTGGTACGCCAGCCAAGTTTCTCGGCGGTTTGGAACTCCCAACGATTTACAGTATAATAGCTCGAAGGATGCAGTCATTGCTTACTGTGTGCCTAAGTACGTTAATGCTGACTTGTTGCCGGAGATATACTAATGATTGCGGAGCTTATGATAGCCAATCAAGCATTCGGTGTGCTGAAGCAGACCGTTATGAACGGCAAGGACTTGATGTCTGCTGGAAAGGCTATTGGTGCGTTTGTACAGGCAGAAGAAGAACTGCAAGCGCGTGGGAATGCTAAGAAGAACAGCATCTGGCGCAGGATTGGCGGCAGTGACGGCAGTGACTTAGAAGAATTTATGGCGTTGGAGCAGATCGCGGCTAAGAAGGCAGAACTCCGGTCAATGATGCAGTTATATGGTCGTGGTGGTATGTACAATGATTTTGTGCGATTCCAAGCCGAACAGCGCAAGAAAAGACAGGAAGCCATAGAAGACCAGCGCAATCGCCGTCAGAGGCTCGTACACGGCGATTTAGCCACAATAGCCATAATTGTGACCGGAAGCATCATACTGGCTGTCCTGATCGCTCTGAGAGGCACGATGCGGTGAAAGTCATAGTATTCA